TACTATAACCCTGACCGGACTTGTTGCATCGGCTATTAATGGTATTATAGCTTATGTAGCTGTTTATTTTTTTAAGCCATTGTGGGAAAAAATAGTTAAGCTTTTTCTAGATAAGAATAATGTACGTTAAATTTATATCTAAAGATAACGAATGGTTTGATAGTGGCACAGAGGTTTTTGATGCTACTGTTTGTGATTGGGGAAGAACCCTGAAAAGAATGACCAAAGAAAATTACGAAAATGTTTGGATTAAAGCGGGCCATATACTAGGACGAGGATTAAGAAATGGTTTTTGGGATGAGGAACTTTGTCCATTAGAAGAATTTGAAATACTATATACAGAGGATCAAATATGAATGTAAAACTAATCAGTGTAACTCCAGATGCAGAAAAATTAATAGCCTATTGTGCCAAGGTAAGCAACCCTAAAGGACAAGATAGCGACAACTATGCTAAATTACTAAAGTATTGCATAGAGCATCACCATTGGAGCATATTTGAAATGGCATTTCTAACTCTTGAGATTAACACTACAAGAGGAATTGCTGCTCAAATTCTACGACATAGATCGTTCACTTTTCAAGAATTCTCACAGAGATATGCTGATGCTTCATTGCTATCAGAAGAAATTCCAGTATTTGAATTACGTCGCCAAGATACTAAGAATAGACAAAATAGTATAGATGATATAGCCGATGAAACAAGAGTTAAATGGAATACTAAAATTCGTGAGCATTTTGCTAAAAGCAAAGCTCTTTATGATGGTATGATAGCTGATGGAATAGCTAAAGAATGTGCTAGATTCATACTACCATTAGCAACCCCAACCAAACTTTATATGAGTGGCAGCATACGGTCATGGACCCACTATATTAATCTAAGGTCTGCTCATGGAACTCAAAAAGAACATATGGATATTGCTAATGAAGCTAAAGAAATTTTTAAAACTCAATTCCCTATTATATCGGAGGCTTTAGAATGGTAGAAAAAGAATTCATTGTAACTGGACAACTTAAAGAGACAAATGGAACAGACAAACAGATGTTAATTTTACATCGTTCTTTTTTTACTTCATCCAAAGAAGAAGCTATCAAAAACTTTCATACTTATTTTGAACCGGAACTAAAAGTAATTAAGATTTTTTCTGTGGTAGACGATAAAGGAATTTTAGTATAATGGATACCAAATTAGACTTCACTCTAAAAGTAGTAAAAGAATTACTATCTCATCAGTTTTCTGTCAAGCTATTAAATGTGGACAACATTGATGGTTATGGTGGATGGTTTGGAACAGATGAAGGTGAAGAAGAATTTGTGGTCGCTATGAAACATCATATGGGTTTTGAAATTTTGATTCATGAGTATTGTCATTTTTTACAGTGGAAACATGATCGTAAATTATGGGATAAGAGTATATTGACCTATGATATTCTATTTGATTGGATTAGTTTCCCGTCACTAAAATACTCAGAAGATATTAAAGATTGTGAATATACAAATGAACAATTAGATCAGAGTTTACATGATATTCTAGAAATAGAACATGATTGTGAAAAAAGAGTTCTAAAATTAGTAGCAAATAATCCTATAGAAAATTTTGATACCGACAAATATATCCGGGCAGTTAATGCTTATTTATGGAGTTATCATCTAAATAGAGAATTAAGGAAAAGGCCGGTTAGACCAATATATTCAGAAAGAGTTTTAACTGGTATGCCAAATACTTTTAATAAATCTTTAGAGTATTATCTTGATTCCTCTAATTTAACCAACGATATGCGTTTAGCATTGTTGCAAGAATACGCATAAAAATTCAAGAACTGTTGACAACAACGCCGATAAGTGATATAATCAGCGAAACGGAGATTTTATGAGTATCAGACCGGGGCTTTGTTGTATAAGTTTAACACTTCAAGAACGTGATCCTCCAGTTAAATTCCAGACAATGACATATAAGCGATTTTCTAGTTTGCCTAGAAACGAAGCACTGGAAATACTAGGTAACAGGATTCTTAATAATCTTGAAACTACTAATGAAACTATCAAATTTTGTGCTGAAAATAATTGGGTTTATCGTGTTAGTAGCGATATTTTCCCACTAATTACTTATGATCAAGCGAATGTAAACCTAGAAGATTTGCCAAATTATGAAGATATTCAAGATGAGTTTGATAATATCTCACAAACTATTTCCTCTACTAATGTTCGGGTTTCTGCTCATCCTAGTGAATTTAATAGTTTGTCAAGCCTCAACGAAAAAGTTGTTGAAAAAACAATCACAGAACTTAATTTCTACAGCAGTTTCTTTGATAGAATTGGACTTCCAGCAGATACTAGATCGGCCATGAATTTTCATATCCATAACAATAATGGTACTAGAGAAGAAATATCCCACAGATTTTACAACAACTTTAAAAAGCTTGATGAAAACTGTCAAGCCCGCACTGTAATAGAAAATGATGACAAACTTAATTGTTGGAGTGTTAAAGAACTAGTAGATATTTTTCATCCAATTACCCGTATACCTATTACTTTCGACTATTTGCATCACAAATGTCATCCAAATAATTTGACAGAATGTGAGGCGATTAATATGTGTTATGATACATGGCAAACTCGTCCACTTTTTCATTATAGTGAAAGTAGGCCCGGTAATAATCCAAGAGCCCATAATGATTATGCCGAAAACTATTTCGATAGTTATGGGTTAGAGTTTGACTGTGATTTTGAACTAAAAGCAAAATGTTTTGCTATTAAAAAATGGACCGATTCTTTTATTACTACAGGAGTTTAATTATGCCCCAAGTTGGAACTATTGTAATTAGTGACAGTGTTAATACTCAAGCTATGATTAACTTGATCAAAACAGATCCTAAGCTTACTATAGGTAAGGAACAGGTTACAGAAAATGGCGTTAGATACGTTCCAATAGAAAAGAACTAATATGAGTGCATGGCTTATTATTTTTACTGGTTTTGTATACGCTTATGTTGCAATAGAACAGGGGTGTAAAGGTAATACTGGTATGCTTATAGCGTATACTGGTTATGCCTTTGCTAATATAGGATTATATCTATTAGCTTCTAAGTAAAAGGAAAGTTATGAATAAACCTAATAAGCCTAATCCAAGACCATTAAATCCAGAATCTCCAAGATCTAAAAAGGTTAATGTTACTCCGTTACCTAAAATTCATCCAGAAGATGCTGATGATATTTATATCTTGGATGAAGTAAATAAAAAGCTGAATGAAATTTATAATGAAGATAATAAAGAAGGCTAAATAGCAAGGAAGCTATTATGAAATACGGAAATTGTTTTACCGGAGCAGTTATGCTCTTGTGGACACAGAGAGATCATAAACCAAGACTAATATTAAGAACAAGACCGGGAACTATGGTTCCTCATTTTATGGTTAAAACAAACTCTGAAATTCACCATTATAAGGTGCATAAGGAAATTCTTCCTTGGCCTTTATGTTATTTCTTTTTTGAGGGAAGATTCCAAACTGTTCCAGATGCTATTGACGAATCCTTTTAGTGTGATATACTAGAGTCTCACTAACAGAGAAGTTTATGAAGATAATTCAAAAAACTATTAAGAAAGCATACAATAGCTGGAATCCTTGTAAGGAAATTCGTTGCTATCATTTTGCCGCTGCCTTTGATGGTACTAAGCTTATAGGATTCACTCAAAATAATCCTATTAAAACTCATACTGGTGCTTATAGAATAGGTGAAAATTTCAATCTTCCCAAATATAAGGAACATCCATTTTATCATGCTGAGTCTCATCTTGTATCTCAATTACTTGATAGGTATAATTCCATTGATCCTAATTGGTCACTTGTTGTTATGCGAATTAACAGAAGAGGACTTGTACTAGGAAGTAAGCCTTGCGAGAATTGTAGTCAGCTTCTTAATGCTGTAGGATTAGATACTATTTATTATAGTACTGATGATGGAGATTTTACCAATAGTTTTGGAACTTTGATTGGAGTTGGCGGCTTGACAATGCCGATGATGATGGTATAATTCGTAAACGGAGGCTACCTATGAATTGTATTTATTGCAAAAATTGCGTTGGTGTTGACCGTTACGAATTTCTTGTAGAAACTGGTCGTAAAGTTATTTGCAAAGAATGTAGCGTCGAGGATCGTGCTGTGGGATTTATGGATTGGGGACATAAAACAGCACCAAGTTTAGTGATGGTTCCTAGTAACGCTAAAGAAACTATTCGTATTTTAGATAGAGCAAACAGGAGAAGCAGATGAATAAAATGACTTGGCTTGATCTTTATACTTTTCTGAATGAAAAAGCTAATAGTGTTAAATCTATTGGTACTTTTGACTGGAATCGTCCCGTTTTGGTACACGATGCTGATACTGGTGATGAATTTATCTGCGATACATATTATGTGACAGATAATCGTGGAGATGATAGGCTTGTGCTTATTACTAATATTGAAAAGATTTTTGAGGAGAATCGTTAATGGATTTTGAAATTGAGAGTTTGCTTTTTAAACAGGTAACGAAGCCCAAGTATTATTTGATGACTAAAATTAATAAATTGTGGGAAAATAGATACAGAGTTAATGTTTATATTCAAATAGAAGAAGAAGGTCTTGCAAAAAAACGTATTCATGATAGTTATTTTTGTCATTATGATCCCGGTAAGTTAACCATTATTCCAGAAAAGGATTATGCGTCCAAACTTACAGGATAATTTAAAAACCTCAAGTATATTTGGTGCTAGGTTTGAAAAATCCAGAATCGTCTAAAGAGTACCCCTTGACAACTCCGATAACTGTGTTATACTTAGAGCGTATCAACTACACTTCACAGGAGATTAAAGATGGGACTTGGTAAGGGTAAAAAAGCTTGTCCAGATTGCGGAACTACAACTGGCCCAAGGGCATATTGTTGCAAAAAGTGCAATCATATTTTTATATTTAAGCCCAAGAGCAAAGAGGCTAAGAATACTAAGATCATTCAAAAGGTTGATTGGAAAACTCTGGTCAAGGGAGAGAGAATAAAGGTTGCTGGTGGACCGTACTATGTATCCAAGGGCGAATTTATTCCTATGGGATATAGAGGGCGTTTTGTTGTTGAGAGCGTAGACGATAAAGGTATTCGTGCTTATGGTCTTGACAAGTCCAGCGGCTTCTGTCATATTTATATGGGAAGGGATTTTCAAAATCCAGAAACAGGAGTTTGGAAAACAAAGCACAAACTGATGAAACTCAAACCTAAAACGGAGACTGTCTAATGAGTCTTGAAGGAGGTTTTACTAAAACTCAAAAAGACCAATTAAATAATCTGTTGGATCATAGAGATTCTATAGTCAATAATTTATATCATATAGAGAGAATTCTTAAAGTATATTTTCCAGAAGAGTTTGAATTAGCATATCAGCATTGGATTCCACAGATTATTACTGCTCTTTATGAAGATGGTCGTTGGTTGCCTAGAGGAGATCAAACTATGCAAAAAACTTTGAATAGATTATTGGATAAAAGTAGTCAAAAAATAGATCAAACAGTTAAGAAATTTATTTAATTGGGGTATATTACTATGAGTGAGATTTATTCTATTAGCGATTTGAACAGGTATGCTGAAAGTATTAGAAAAAATGCTGCTCTATCATTTACAGAATTTTATGATGAAAATCTTGATGATTTTATCAGCATAGTCCAAACTACCAATTTGATTAAAAGCAACTGTATCGGAGAGGATGAGGACGGCAACCTATTAATTGATGAAGATAGCTACAATAGAACTTTTGAAGAAGTCACAATGTGGCTATATAATGTTGGTTTGGCAAAACTAGCTGCTGAAGGCAGAGTAGAGTGTGCTTGGGATGATAAATTAAACGAAATGGTTTTCTGGATATCTTCTAGTGAATTAACATTAAAGACCCAAGATGATGAACCACAACCACAACCAAAACGAAAAACTTCTAAAAGAAATAACAAGCCTAAAAGCTAAATTAGATGAATTAAAAGAGCGGTTTGATTCTGACTATTGTAAGAAGTGTAGAGAAATAGAGACAGAGATTCAAGGATGCGAACAAGAAATTATGGATCTGAAAAATCTTTTTGTAACATGATGGGGAATTTGAGAGAGTGGTCGCTTAACCTTTCTTTCAAAAGGAGACTTTGTTATATCTCTGGTGAAAATCTATGGTTTAAAATAGCATATCGTGGCAGAAAGAAAGTTTGGAGTATTATAGATAATGGACGATCAATCAACGATGATATATGGATATCTCAAAAAGAATACTTCAATATGATAAGAAAAGGAAAGTTAAATGTGTAATAGACCACTATGGAAATTAAGTTTTTTTGTTTTGCTCTTTGGATCATTGTTACTGTCTCTTGGTTATAATTTACATTTGATTAATTGTGTTAACAAGCTAGAGAATTCACTACAGAATAATCATTGGATTACTGATCAAGAATATAGTGAAATAAAAAAAGAGCTTTTGAGACTCGAAAAGGTTAAATACGAATAATTTTATATGGGGGGCGTAACGGTATCGACTGGATATGGAAAATTATATTAGCAAGTAGTAGTTGATCTGGTGGCTACTTTAAAACCAGATTAAACGCTTAACTGGCGTAAATCAGTTAGCCCTTGCTGCTTAATTAAATAGCAGCAACAATCTTAGGAAGCGATAAAGGTAGCGTCCAAAAGATTGTCGTAAAATCCTTTGGCTCCTGTTAGTGGTGACGGTTAACAGGCTAAGATGTGTCACTAGGATTGATGAATGTTTTTTATTCTTTAGTCATATCCAAAATTTTATGAATAAAATAAACTTGTAGAAGATGTAATTAGAAATATCGCAGCAAATGGGTTCGACTCCCATCGCCTCCACTGTTTAAGAAGAGAAAAAGCTATGCAACATATACATAATAATATCCCAGGCTGGTTTAATTTTATTGATTTTTACAATTATATTATTGATAATATTCCAAACGATTTTCTCTTTGTAGAAGTAGGAGTATGGCAAGGCAAAAGTCTTTCTTATTTTGTTGTAGAGAGCATTAATAGGAATAAGTTTGGTAAAACCTATGCTGTTGATCATTGGCTAGGGAGTATGGAGCATCAAAAAGGTTCTTGGGCTTATGATTCTGTTTTGGATACAGAAGATGCCTTATATAGTAGTTATTTGCAACATACCAACCAAATTCAGCAGCACATAACTAATCTAAGAAAAACTTCATTAGAAGCTGCTTCTTTATTTAAAGATCAAAGTATAGATGCTATCTTTATAGATGCAAGCCATGATTATGATAATGTTTGTCAAGATATTAATTGTTGGTTTCCTAAAATAAAAACTGGAGGGATAATATCTGGTCATGATTATGACTGGCCCGAGGTTAGTAGGGCTGTTAATGATTGTGCTAAAAAATATAATCTAAATATTAGACAACATGATACTTCATGGGAATACTATAAATAACCCTATTATGAGAAAAATTTGTTCATATTGTGGAAAAAGAAAAAACAAGGGAAGTTTCCCTAAGCACAGTATGTATAAAGATAATCTGGATACTAGATGTAAAAAGTGCGTAAAGAAACACTCCAAGGTAAGAAGTGGTCTTCATAAAATAGCACCACCTAGACCAGAGTTTTGTGAGTGTTGTAAAAAAATACCTATTAAATGGGTATTAGATCACGATCATGGTAATGATAGTTTTAGGGGTTGGGTCTGTGATCGTTGTAATACCGGTATAGGAAAATTAGGAGATAATTTACAAGGAATTGTTAATGCTATGAACTATTTTCTTTCAAGGCCCAAAGATAAATGAGAAAAATAATTAAACAACATCTAATAGAAAATCATATGACTTATTATCAGCATTTAAAATTTGCTATTTTCTATGGACTTGTTTGTTTGGTTGCTGGTTTATGTCTAATAGTTCATGCTATATTCCCTTGTTGGTTTCAAACTTCTGGAAGCGATCTGGTACAATATATGGCGATTGTGTTCAAGAAACGGCAAAGATTAGACGATACTTGACAAGAGGGTTGTGTTGTGATATGATGTTGGAACACACAGGAGAAAAAAGATGATTCACGATTTTGATTATGTTTGGGGAATGGTTCGTGATCTTAGAGCTACCAGCAGTACTATTGATAAGCAGGGTATTATTGAGGACTATTGTAATCATAGCAGTGCCGCTGCTAGTTTTACGAAGAATATTCTGTTGTATACCTATCATCCGTTGTGGCAATACAATGTCACTAGCGACAATCTCAAGAAGAAGAATCATCTTGTAGCCAGAAAGAATGAATATAAAAACTTCTTTGATCTTCTTGATGCTCTTAAAAGCAGACAGATTACCGGGCATGATGCTATATCTGCTGTTAATAGTTTTATTGAACATTATTCAGAATACGAGGAACTGATTCATTGTATTATTGACAAGGACTTGAAAACCCGTGCTGGGGATAAGATTATAAATAAAGCAATCTCAGATCATATTCCGGAGTTTAGTGTGGCTCTTGCTGATAAATACGAGCCTAAAATTGTTGACTGGAAGGATGGATGGTATGTTAGCAGAAAGATTGACGGTGCTAGATGTATTGCTATTGTTGATGCTAATGGTGATACTACCTTCTATTCCCGCACGGGAAAGGAATTTGATACTCTTGCTATCGTTAGGGGCGGTATTAAGGCTCTTGGTATTACTAATGTAGTATTGGATGGTGAGCTTTGCCTTGTAGATGATGAGGGCAATGAAGATTTTCAAGGAGTTATGAAACAACTTAAAAAGAAAGATCATACTATTCCTAATCCATCTTTTAAGATTTTTGATATGATTAGTCACGATGAATTCTATAGCAAGAAAGGCGAGAAGAATCGTCCTTATTCTATTCGTTTGGCAAATTTGACAGAGATTATGACTAAGAATGAATGTCCATGTCTCACCCTCCTTGAACAAGAATTGATTCATAATGATGAGCATTTTCAAGAGTGGGTTAAAGAAGCCTCCGATTATGGTTGGGAAGGAGTTATGCTACGAGCAGACGAACCATATAAAGGTAAGCGATCCAAAGACCTACTCAAAGTTAAAAAGTTTTTTGATGATGAGTATGAAGTAGTTGATACTGAAATGGGTCCATTCCGATATGTTCTTAATGGAAAAGAGCATGAGGAAACCATGTTAAGTTGTGTAACCATTAAGCATAAAAATTATGATGTTAGAGTAGGGTCTGGCTTTACTATTGAGCAGCGTCAAGACTTTTATAAGCATCCAAAAAAGATTCTTGGGAAAATCATAACTGTCCAGTATTTTGCTGAGAGCAACAACCAAGAGGGTGGGATTAGTTTGAGATTTCCTACTTTTAAAATATTACATGGTGAGTCTAGGGTGGTATAATGAAATATCGTCCTACTAAATCTAGAAGATGGGCAGATCAACGTAGAAATCGTAGAATTATCCAAGAATATGGTTTGCAGGAGGCCAAAAGAGTTGGTGCTTTGGATTCCACAAAAGAGCAAAAAAAGAAAGAAAAAGACATAAAGAAACAATTAAAGATACAAAAAAAACAACAAATTCAATCAGCAAAATCTAAAACAGGACATATGGTTGGCGAGAATTATGCTAAAGAACTATCTAAATTTATAGAAGATGGGGGCGATCCAAATTCCTGTCCTTTTGATTAGAGCTAATTAATAATGATTATAGAGATAATTAATCTTCTTTAAAAAACTGGAAATAATAGAGAAATATAATGAATAGAATTCAATTTTTAAAAAATGTTGCTAAACAATTACCGGAAAACCCTATTTGTATAGAAATAGGAGTTTATGATGGATTTTTTGCACAAAAAATATATGAAATTCTAAACCCAACAAAATTATACTTAGTAGATCCTTGGGAAGTTAGTAGTGATAAAAATACTGATCAAAAAACATATAGTGGACCATTATCTCATTTAAATACAGCATATAGTACAAATAATGAATACTTAAAAGTATCTCAATTATTTAAACAACACATAATTGATGAAAAAATAATCTTAAAAAAGGGATTTTCTTATGATGTTGTAAATGATTTTTCAGATCAATATTTTGATTTTATTTATATTGATGCTACTCATATATATGAATGTGTCAAAGCTGATTTGAATATGTATTTTCCAAAATTAAAAAAGACAGGATTAATATGTGGACACGATTATATTAATCATCCTAGTTTTAGTGTTATTCCAGCAGTTGATGAATTTGTCAAACAAAATAACAGTAGAATAATTTTTCTCTCAAACGAGGGAGATTTTGCAATTCAATAATATATTGAAACTATATTGCAATGAGGTTTTCAAAAATTGGATAAAACCTAAAGTAGCGTGGCTTGACAAGCCGATAACACTAATGTAGAATCGTAGCATACCTGTTGGAAACACTTTTTGGAGATACTATGAGCGAAACAGTGCTTGAGAAGAAACCTGTTGTAATGAGTACGTCTAAGGCTGACGAGTTTTTTAAGAACTTTCCTAAAGATAAGGTAGTGTCCTATAAGGACTATTGGGAAAGCGTTCGTCCACAAAATAATGACGATATTTTCCGCCGCTACCTCTTTGCCTATTGCAGCGTTCATACTACTTGGCAGGGTAATGTTAAGGGTTATAACGCTATCAAGAATTTTAGCGAATGGGTAGATAGCAAAGAAATTCTTTTGGAAAAACTCCACAAGAGCGGAGTCGGGCTGCACAATAATCGTACTAATTATATCTGGGATTTCAGTACCAAGTTTTGGGCCAATCCTAAAGATTTTTATCTCACCACTAAGAAGTATCACGTTAAGAAGCGAGACAGTATTCTAAATAAGATTAGCGGTATTGGTTTGGCTAAGATTAGCTTTGCTCTGGAAATGATTCATCCTAATGAGGCTAGGATTTTGTGTGGAGATATTCACCAGTTGAGACTTTACGATGTGGAGTCTCTGAAATATAATAAGAGCAAAGCAGGATCAACTATTTATAAAAAGATGGAGCGTCACTGGATGATTAACTGTGGCAAATTGAAAGTCCCATCTTATGTAGCAAGGTCGATCTATTGGGATGCTCTTCAAAAGAAAGAAGATAGCCGTTACTGGAGTTATGTTCTGGAGAATTAAGAATGTCTAATGGAAAAGGTTCAAAAAGACGAGTTAGTTTAGTCTCTCAAGATACTTGGAACAAAAATTACGAAAGAATTTTTAGAAAGAAGAAGCATGGGAAGCGTAACAAATCTAAAAGAAAATAAGACTATTTTTATTCCTTGTGGTTGTAGAAGTGAAATTTTAGTTATTGAATATGATCATGAAATTGGGGCTGCTGATTTTGCTATTTATGAAAATCTAACATCCTATAAACACAAGATGTCATTTTGGCAGCGTTTAAGGTATTGTTACCAAGTTTTAGTTCATAAAAAGCCTTATGCTGATCAAATATTCTTAGATAATAAACAACTTTTGGATTTAAAAAACTTTTTGTACAGACTTAATCTAAATTTATAATGGTGTATATTTTGTTAGCCATTTACCACAGGAGGTTACTATGGTAGTCAAGAGTATGAACAGTTATGTTGCTGATGAACTTGCTAATAAAGTTAAACATCTACAGCTTGCTCTAGACCAAGCAAAAAATATCATAAGTATGCTTGAAACTGAAAATGATAGACTAAAAGACGTTCTTAATGGCCTAACGTCAGAAAATAACGAAGGTTATATGCTTCACAGTGAGGCTTTTAATGAGCCGGTGTACTCAGTCTAATAAGGGTAAAAATACCAGAATAATCACACAAATAGGCGAAAAAGAATATTTGGTAGAAGGAGAAAGCGAGTGGGCTAGATTTGGTTGTCAAAACGATCCTTCTGTTATAACTTCAGCTAATCTAGATGGTGGTCCGTTTTTATTGGTTGGAGATTCTTTTTTGGGTAAAGGACAAATTAAATCAATACAAAATATTGAGAGTAATAGAGATGGATATTTAATAATTAAAATTACTCTGCACTCCCCAAAAGAAAATAATACTTAATAAAGGATTTACTTATGAGCAAGTTTCATAAAAGCAATAAAAACAGAACCTTTTTAGGGGTTTGTGGTGGCTTGTCTGAATCCACCGGAATAGATGTATCTTTGATTAGGATTGGTTTTATTTTAGGAACTATTTTTAGCGGTAGTATTCTGTTATGGATTTATCTATTATTGGCACTGGTGCTACCAACTGAGGACTGATCGACAATAGACTCTAATCTAGCTTATAGGACAGACTTTAAAAATTGAGAGAGCGGTTGCCTTGTTCTGTTCTTTTAAAAAAGATTTGCGAATAATTCTGACAGAACCGAAAAAAAATCAAGGATACCCATTGACAATGCCGATAAGGTGTTGTACAATCAAAAAGACAACGAGAGGTAATATCAATCATGCGATTGAGCCTCAAGTTGAAAGATTGGATAGGAATTTGGAGGTTTATTATGACTGAAGTTACTACTACTGCTGATAAGCAGACCCGTGTTCGTTGTTCTGATGAGCAGTTTCTTGAGGCAGTTTTTTCTAGCAAGACCTATGCTGAGATTGCGTCAAAGACTGGTCAGAAGATTGCTAGTACGATGGCACGATATGCTCGTACAAAGGCGGCTCTGTCTAAGAAGGGTGTTGAACTTCCCGCTATGGAGCGTCAGAAGCCTGTTAAGACGGTTGATAATGTTGAGGCTATGGCAGACATTGTTCGTCGCCTCAAGGCTCATACTAACGGCTGAGTTTAGTTTAAGCCAAATGCTTCCAACTACATCACTCATAAATATTGTTAGAGACAACATAGACAAAATCTAACTAATTGTTATGATATGTAGTTCGGAAGTGTTATGGGAGCATAGCCCAATTAGGCAGAGGCAATGGACTTTTTTCGTTAAATTGAGTGCTTAAAGAGAAATTTTTAAAGTAGAACCTGTCAAATTCGGTGAAGGCTTAACTGCTAATACCGAGCCAAGCATAGTAATATGAAGGTGTAGAGACTTGACGGCAGGAACCTAAAGTGAAAACTATGGTTAAGGTAAAGTCCAGACTACAAACAGTAATGGTAACGAAAGTTATAGTAGTACGAAAATCCATACAGTGAGGGTTCGATCCCCTCTGCTCCTACTGAAAGAAATTTATGACATTCGACCAATGGATCAATCAAAACGAAGGATTCGGCCCAAGAATTGAGCGAATGTTGGACGATGTAAAAGTTGCAGTTGAACAAGAAAAAACAGACGATATAATTAAGTGGCTGAAAGCTGCTTATATTATGGGTCATGAACAAGGATATGATGCTGGATATTATGATTGTTCTGATGAAGAAGATCTCTAAATAAAAGGAAAACTATGAGCAAAAATGTTCTAGAATTATATAAGATTGGGAGCAAGGTTAAGCTGGCAGATGATGTTTATGGTACAATTGTTAGTATTAATATTCATGGAGATAATAATATTACATATGAGTGTGGATGGTGGAATAGTCGCTCATACTCAACCCACTCTTTTGCTCCAAACGAAATAGAAGTTACAATTAGTGATAAAACAAGAATAGGTTTTGTATGATGATGCCTTCTGATAACGAAAAGAATTCTAATCCTTTGGATACTCTTATTGATTTTGCTTGGTCAAGTGGTGCTGATATTTTTTGGGTTAATAATGCTAAGGATGAACTTAAAAAACTCAAAAAAGAACTAGAGTGTTATAGAAAGTCTTTTGAGACTCCAGTTGCTTGGGCTAAAACTAATAAGCATAATGATTTATTTGATTTGCGAATTCAGAATAATCCTTATATAAATCAAGATATTGTTGTTCCATTATATAGGAAATCTCATGATAGCCAAAAATAGATTTTATCAAGGATATTGTTTGAATACTGGCAATAATTCATCTCACCTTAGACTTTATAAAATTGAGACAGAAAGGGAGATTAGTGACTATGAAGGTGGTACTGTTATTGAGAGTATTAAAAGCGTAGAAGATTATTGGGACGATACTGAAACTGTTGGTGAGCCGTTCTATACAATTTATGGTTCGTTCAAAATTGATTTTGTACAATCTTCATTAAAAATCGCTAGTACAGATTCTTTGCAAGAAGCGATAAGCTTAGTCGAACATCTTTCTGGAAATAAAATTTCTGAAAATTATTATAATGGCTAACTACCTAATTGATAATGACTCTTGGTTTAAAGAGGGAGGATATGCTCAATTATATCCAATATTAAATTATGATAACTTAGCTTTTAAAGAATTTCCATCCAAGAAAAAAGCCGACTATGCTAGAAAAATTCAGTATGAATTATCTATATTTGATTTGGCCCCCAAGGTAATAAGTAAAACTATAAAATTAGAATACGCTAAATCTATAGAAGGATATATTCCCGAACAAAGCGAATGGGGATATATTACTGAACTAGCACAACACGGGACGGTATCTAGTGTACGAATACAGAACCTAGTTAATAAGATTTTTTTAAAAACTAGACTAAAATTCTGGGATTGTCATTATTCAAATATCGGATATATTAAAAGACGAGGGAAGTCTAAAGTAGTTTGCATTGATACTGGGAAAGAAAGTTTTGATGGTCGTGCAAATGCTTGGGGAAATCCCGATCCCGGCCCAAAATGTAGTTATTGTTTTAAATATGAATGTAATTGTATAGACTTATAATAGGAAAAAAATATGCCATATATTAATGAAGACGAAAGACTTGAACTAAATAGTGCAATAGAGGTTTTGTCTAATGTTATACTAAATAGCAAAACTAATCTGAATAATCCTCGTGATTTTAGCCGGTATCTTGGGCGAATAAACTATTGTTTTTCTCGCATCATAATGAATGTAATGGGGGACGTATCTTATAGCAAGATTGCTATGGCTACTGGTGTATTAGAGAATATTAAGCAAGAACTGTATCGCAGGGTGGCTGGAGATTATGAGGATAAGAAGATTGCTGAAAATGGAGATATAAAAGAGTACAAAAATTTAAATTTTTAAGGATGATATAATGTCAAAAAATATAGATGATGTAATAAAAGAAGTAATGAAAAGTAATAAAGAAATTCATAGAGTAGACAATAAACTATCAAAAGACATAGATACTACCCATAGAGAAATACAATCACTAAAGAAAGAAGTAAAACTAGTATCTGCAAAAATAGACTCTGTACTAGAAATACTTAATACATTAACTATATTTATAGAAGATGCAGAACAAATAATAGACGACGAAGATATTGATGAAGAATATTCTTCTAATGAGGGATGGATACCAGAAGTAAATAATTGGGAAGATAAAAATACCGATGATGAAGACGAAGAAGATGAGATTCAGTAATGGCTAGTTTGGCTCTGATAGTAACAATAATCTTTTTTTCTGTGATAATTATAGGACCATTAAGTTACATCTTATCTTTATTTAATTGGATGCCAAGGTTTTTTGTGTGGATCATGGGATTGCTCTGCATACTTGTTGGATGTATGACGTTTACTTTGCCTGTGGTCTTTTTAAAAGTTTTGGGTCTGATAGACATAGCCATAGGCTTTAAAATAATATCAGACAGACAACAAAAGAAAACTGATGCTTGACAAGAGGTTTTGCCGATGGTATACTCTAGCCATCACAGGGAACGATAACACTTTTGGAGAAAAATGATGAAGTTGGCAGATAGGACGATTGAGACTCACAGCGTTGGTGTTACGAGCAAGAATCAGTTTAATATTGCTCAAACAAGCAAAATGTTTAAAATCCTTTCAGATTCTCTTTATTCTGACAAGGTTATGGCTGCAATTCGTGAGCTTTCAACTAATGCTTATGATAGCCACATTTCTGCTGGTAATAAGAATCCTTTTAAGGTAACTCTGCCCACCGCTGCTAATCCAACTTTTATGGTTAGAGATTACGGTACTGGTCTTAGTCAGGATGATATGGAGGACTTGTATACAACCTATGGAGCGTCCAACAAGAATGATAGCAATGATTTTGTTGGTTGTCTTGGTCTAGGGTCTAAGAGTCCGTTTGCTTATACCAAGAGTTTTACGACCGCATCTTATTATAATGGTAAGAAATATACTTATATTGCGGCGATTGATGAGAGTGGTGTTCCTACCCTCAATCTTTTTAATACTTCTAATACATCTGAGCCTAATGGTCTTGAGATTAGTTTTGCTGTTAAGCAGCATGACTTCCAAGAATTTACAGATAAGGCTAAGAGAATCTTCCATTATTTCCGTATGAAACCTATTATTGAGGGTGGTATTGGTGTTAATCTTCAAGACCACAAGTACAGTAATACTAACATCGTTATTAGTGGTGACGGGTGGAGAGTTTGCCGACTGAATAATGATACTCAATACTATCCTAATAGTTATCATCGTATTGATAGTGGTGTTGTAGCTATCATGGGTAATATTGCGTATCCTGTTCAGACCGCACAGATTGTGGGTCAAGAAAAGGAAGAGATGCCTGATCATATTCAGAAGTGGAATAGAGCTTTCCAGAAAGCAGATATTGATAGCTGGAAGAGTTTTGTTAGTGAGATTATCAACTCCGGTCTTTATCTTGAGTTGGATTTTAATATCGGTCAACTTGAGATGGACGTAAGCCGGGAAGGATTGCAGTATACTAAAGATGTGATCAAGACCCTTCGTAAAAAGACTCAAGAAATTTATATTGAGATGAAGGAAGAATTCTCCAAGAAAATTCAAACTTCTAAAACTAAAGTAGAAGCCATTACTTCATACTATACCATGAACGAACTGGCTGGAGGATGGGGAGTTGGTGCATCTTGGACCGATCCCAAGGGCAAAGATCATCCCATCAATTCTGGTAACGATCTGGAATATAAAATTCCGGCTGGCAAGAGTCTGTATGTTTTTAATTACAAGACTGCTGGGTTTCGTTCTCGTCGCATGGTTGCTCTGACTGATAAGATTCATCACGAAACTCTTACTGGTAAAGGTTATAGTTATTGGAATAACCAGAAAAAGAAAGGTCAGATGAGTTTCTTTGTGTGTGACGTTAAGGGTGAAGAGACTGCTAAGAAAATTATTACAAAATATTGTAATACAAATGATTGCTTTGCATACCTCTTGATTGATACTAAGGATCATACAAAAAGCGGAGAAGGTTTTGATCAACTGATTGAAGATGTTGGGGCTGAAAATCTACTCAAGGTTTCAGACTACAAACATCTGACGCAAAGTTCTGGACCAAGAAAGTCTTACAATAGAAATTCTAATGGTAGCGTTAGCGATCAAGACGTATTCTTTATTCATGGTTATGATAAGGATAGCAAGCAGATTACCAATCCTTACAACGACGCTACTTGTCTGAGAATTCTTTCAGAAGAACAACTGGAAGATTTTCTGGAACAAGATGAGATCGTCTATGTTCCTATGCTTCGCTATAAGACTGAACCTGCGTCTGGCTATCCACAGATTAATGATATCTCTATTACTCTTAGAGATGAAACGCTCAAGAGTATAGTCAAGGACTTGGTTGGAGATAGTAAGGTTTATGCTATCAAAACAGCTTTTGCTAAAAAGCTTGAGAAAGACGGATACAATCTTGTTAACTTCAATGACTTTTTGAAGAGACAGCTTAAAGTTGTAGCAGAAAAACATTTTAAGAATCTTGCTTCTATCAACAAGCTTGTTGAATATTGTAAGAAGGACTATGCAGAAGATGAGAAGTACACGGGAGGGGGTTATAGATATTATAACCATGGAACAACAGATAAGCAGTTTATGTTTCATATTCTGAATATCTTTGGTCTAGATTATGATAGGTTTATTGGCAACAAGACTCTTGTAGATTGTTTGAACAAGACTATGCTAACAGAGTTCTTTGCTAATACTGTTCATATGAGTCCTTTTAATATTAGTAAGTTTAAGCAAACAGAATATCTATCTCATATCTCTAAGCTTATGAAAGAAATTGGCATTGAAGATGTTGACGGTAAGGAGATTCGTAATGCTAATTTGGCCTACAATACCTTGACTCGCATGATCTCCAACTCTTTGTACTCTGGAGATAATAGTACAAAAGCAGAGGGTTATCTCAAGATTATTCGTGGGACTTCTACTCAAGATATTAAGACATGGAAGATCTCTGAGATTAGGGAAAAGATCAAAACTGAGGTAGATAAGAATCCTATGCTGAAACTTATTATGGGGAATCATCAAGTATCTGGTAATCTGACAGAACTAAAGCCTAGTCAGAATCCTATTCTTGAGGATCGTCACTCATACTATGGAAATTCTGCTAAGGATTGGATCCATCAGATGAGTCAGGAGAATATTGATCTGTTAAAGATTCAGTTGAGCAGTTTGATAAAGTAGTCAGAAATTGTTCAAGACCCCTTGACAAGCTTGCCGATTAGTGTAAAATGACAGTATCACAGGTATCGAAACTTTAATTTTTAGGAGTTGGATTATGGCTGTTCCGTTTATGTTTGTGGATGGTAATTTGACACTGGTTCTAAATAACCAGAGTTATCAGGTGTTGCCGGATCATATCAACTATAAGTTGATTCTGGAAAAACTTCCCTCTGCTACAGCAGAGGAACTGTTGGAGGTTGTTGATGTTCAAAAAGCCGTTGCTACTTTTAGTGATGGTCTTGTGGAGATCAAGAATGGTCAGGTCACTTATGAAGGTGAGCCTGTTCATGGATCAATTAGCAAAAGAATTCTAGAGTTTATGAGCAAGGGACTACCGTTCCAACCGCTCGTTAATTTCCTGAATAATATTATGGAAAATCCCAGTATGCAGAGTCAAAAGGAACTTTATGATTTCCTTGAACATGAGCATCTGCCAATTACTGAGGATGGTCACTTTCTGGCTTATAAGGCAGTAAGGAGTGATTATAAGGATAAGTATCGTGGGGTTTTTGATAATCGCGTTGGTCAGATTTGCACTATGCAAAGAGCAAAGGTTGATGATAATCGTGCTAGGGGCTGTTCTGATGGGCTTCATGCTGGTGCATTGAACTACGTTGCTGGTTATGGCAGCCTAGAATCTGGTGATAGGATTGTGATTGTTAAGATTAATCCGAAAGATGTTGTGAGTGTTCCAAGCGATTGCAACTGCGAAAAGCTTCGCACATGCCGATATGAAGTTGTTGGAGAATATGAGGGTGAACTTCTAAAGCCCCTGTATTCTGCTGATTTTAGTCAGGATGACTATGAGGATGAGGACGAAGATTATACCAATGAAGAAGGGTATTGGGATCAGTTTGATGAGGATGAGGAAGAGGAAGAATATGAAGAAGATGATCTTGATGAGGATGATTGGAATAATCAGTACTAAGAGATAGTCAAAAGGTGGAGTCTGGTGACTAAAGATATTAGCCTCTAGCTATAAAGCATACGCTAATTGAGAGGGTTCGATTCACTCCCACATTTTTAGAGATATTGCTTTTGATAGTAGTGTTTGCTATCCCAATATCAAAATATTTGGTGGGAAGTAGTAAAAGAGGAAAACAAATGTTTAGCGATACTTTGGCTTTTAATCCGTTCGATAAGAATCACAGTGCAATTGGAACAAGAGATCAAATTACTTTGCGAAATAAGTTTTTTGATTCTTTTGGTGGTCAGCAGATTTTCTGTTACAACGGTGATCCTCGTAAGAAGATCAGTAGTATGAATCATACAGATCATCTTACAACTGTTGCTATTGCCAACGATAGTCAAGGTGCTGATGCTTACTTCTATGTTAATGGTGGACGTAAGCAGTATGCTATTAGTAGAATTCGTGCTTGTTTTGTCGATATGGATGCTGGTCGAGATGATCAAGGTCGTTATTTTAAGCCCAGTATCGTTATGCAGAAGAAAAAGGAATTCTTGGATCAGATCAATAACTTTCCAGTAAAGCCAAGCTGGGTTGTTGATACTCGTAATGGCTATCAATGCTATTGGATTCTAAACCAAAACAATACGAATCCTCACAAGACTTACTGGAATGGTATCCAGAAGAAACTTGTAAACCATTTTGGTGGTGATGCCAGAGCTATTAAAATCAATCAGATTTATAGGATCCCTTATACTTGGTGGAGGAAGGGTTGGGAAGGAAAGCAGCCTTATTTTACCAGTATTTTATCGGGATCAACTGGTAATTGGGTTAATATTGAACAGCTTAAAGAGGCTCTTGATGGAGTGTCTGCTGTTGTTAATGTTGTTGCAAATAAGACTAGCGACGAATGGTTTAAAGAATATGCTAAGGCTTATAAGAGGTCTGACGTTACTGGAGTTCCAGTATCGTTTAATGTTGCAACAAACATTCAGAATCAGATGAAAGCTTTGAGTCCTGAGACATATACAAATAGCACAGAAAATATCAAACCGATTTATGGGTATGCTAGTGGTAGTGTCTTTCAAAAAGCTTATGGTGATCCCATGCCAGTATCTCCTGCGACTGAGGACGATACAGATGCTCTCCAGACGCTTCCAAATGATGCTGGTGACGAGGATATAAGTCTCGACGGTCAGCAGATCAAACTTTTAAAAACGGTGGTGGAGTTCCTAAATCAAGTGAGTACCCCGCTATATTTTAGCGGAAACAGATTCCTATCCGGTGCTGCTAAAGAACTAGCTAATGAACTTAGTGATAAGTTTTGTATAGGATAAAAATGAACGAAGAACATGATGACAACTATGATGATAGTCATGACTATGATGATAGTCAGGATAATTTAGAGAACAAGTATAAACATTACTTTAAGTTTGATCCAGAAGCATGGGACTCTTGGGGTAAAATGTTACAAGACGCTCTAAATGATATAGTTGAAAGTTCTCCAAATGTATGGTATGTTGGTGGTTTCGGCATCCCGCCTGCCTCTGGTTTTCCAAGCAAGTCGATTCCTGTGAATAGTTACTTCTCCAATACTGGCAAGGGTAATTCCTTCCAGTATTTGGGGAATAACTATGATAATGTTAAAGTATGGAAGAAAAAATATTTTATACACGATAAGACTCAACACGATTATATTAATCATATAGTCTCTAATTCTGTATATTTTTTAAAACAACCACACTACTACAAAGGAATGTTTGATATTTTAAATTAACATTATACATATGGAAAACAAAGAATGGTATATTATAAGAAATTTGCCAGAATTTATAGACCATGCTAGAAGATTGGTGTTTAAGTTTTTTGGTCAAGTTAATGAGGACTCAAATGATAGCTTAACAGCAATGTTATCTTCATTATCTATGGACGAAGAAAAAGAACTAGATTCTACTCTTTCTTTTGCCGAATGTGAAAATATTGCAAAACAATTTTTGAAGAAAAAAAATAATAAAAAAACCAAGACTATATCATATTATATTAATGATAGTATCTTAATGAAGATGTTGGAGTCGTTCAATAATAGAATGATTAGCAATATACTAAATAAGCTTGTTAATAACGGTCTATTGGAAAGTGCTTTTGATGAAGAAAACAATGATTTTATTTTTTGGGTAAAAGATGATGAAAACAAAAAAGAAACTCCAGAAACCGATTGATCAAGAGATTAATCTTAAATATAGATGTTCTCAGTGTAACCAAGACCATTGGTTATCTTGGAGACAAGCTGCTACTATTAACTTTAAGGTAGTCTGCGACTGTGGAGAAGTTTTTAAAGTTAAAAGAGTAACAGACTTTAAAATCAATTATCTTAAAAAAGTACTAGCAATAGAGCCACCTAAAGAACACCATAAAATCTCGAATGATCTTTTAGAAAAAGCTACTAAACTATTAATAGGATATGGATTTACTAAGATAGAAGCTATTGAATTAGTAAATAAATCTTATGAAGAAAATAGGGTCGATGATTATGTTATTTTGGTTAAACAAACTTTGGAGTCCATCAGGAATTAATTATGTCAAATAATATTATGCGTCCTTCTAGATTAAATGATATTGTGGGTCAGTCAGATGTAGTAACCAGATTGCAGATTCTGGTGCATGGGTGTTTAAACTCTGAGAGTGTGATGCCTCACGTTTTAATAGACGGTCCCCCAGGCTTAGGAAAGACCACTATCGCTAGTTCTATTGCTAACGAACTTGGTGTTAATCTATATACAGCCAATGCTGCGAATATTCGTAGTGTTAAAAATATTATTCCTTATCTAATGGGCATAGCTCCAAGGTCTGTATTATTTATTGATGAGATTCATAGACTTCCAAAAATTGTAGAAGAATTTTTATATCCAGTAATGGAGGATTTTGTTCTGAATATATCTGTAGAAGATCAGCCAGAAAAAATAGATTTGCCTCTTTTTTGTATAGTGGGTGCGACTACTAGCGGAGGAAGTCTAAGTCAGCCTTTCTATGATAGGTTTATTATTAAAGAACATCTATCTTTTTATTCTCCAGATGAACTAGCTAAACTAGCAGGGTCGAACTCTAGAAAGCTTGGACTAACAATATCAGATGACCATCTATTAGAGATAGCTAAAAGAAGCAAGGGAACTCCTCGTATATTAAATGCAAGGCTACAATGGTATAAAAGCTATGTTTCTTTCTATAAAGATAAAGATATATCGGATATAAATGAAATTTTTAGTAGTCAGGGTATTGATCATAGAGGTCTAGATGTGTATGATAGGTTATATTTAGAGATTTTGCAAAAGTCTAAAGGCAATCCTATGGGATTAAAGGCAATATCCTCTTTAACCGGGATTGCTATTGATACTATAGAAAATAGTATTGAGCCTTTCTTAGTAAGAGAAGGTTATGTTAGTAGAACCCCAAAGGGTAGAACAATCGGAAACAGATTATGACAATAGATATAAATACTAACATATATACTATAGTATTATTTTCAAGCACACTCCTAGTAATAGGGGTGTGTTTGTTTTTTATAGGCTATCTAATAGGTCAAAAACGAAATGAGAGTGGTGTATTAAATAGTAGGCCAAAAAGCTTTTTTGATCAAAATAAAAATATAGTTAATTCTATATCTATAGATGATAAAAAATATGTAGGAGATATAAAAACTTCTGGATTAGAAAGAAAATATAATAGTCTGGGGGATACCAAGACCTCTCAAGAAAATATATCGTCTTCTATAGATAAATTAAAAAATATGAAAGGATAAATTATGTCAACAGTAGGTTTAGATGTTGGTACAAGTTTTATTGTTCTATCCAAGGAAACCAATAATAGCATTGAATATAAAGAATTCAGGGATGCTTTTTATATTATTAAACCAACAACTCCTGTGGCAACAAAAATGATTGAGAAAGGGTTGGCTGGTAAAGTTTTTATTAAAGATGAAGATGGATCATTTATTCTTTTAGGCAAAGACGCTATAGAAAAAGCTATAGAAAGAAATGATACAGCAAAAAGGCCCATGTATAAAGGTGTTGTATCGTCTAAAGAAAAAGATGCTAAAAGAATATTAGCTTTTATATTACAAGAAGTAGTCGG